ACTTCATGCTTTATGTATGTGACAGCACAAAACTCCCTAAATACCTTCGTGAACTCCTCAGCATTCTGTGCACTTCTAAACACTCGTGAATAACCTTTCTTCTCCTCATCATGGCCACACACAATCGCATCATATACAGTTCTATAGAATAATCTCTTTTTACCTTCAAAGGGATCAACAATCGGATATTTCATGATTACGAAAGTCAACAGCATTGGATTTGAAGCAAAAACCTTATGCTTTTGGAGGTATTCACTCTCTAAATAATTTATAATCTTATCCCTTATAGCCTCATCTTCAGAATCCGCTAATAGATTGTTAATTAAGGTAGACGATTGTTCTCTATTAAATGGGCGAAGATATAGCTTAGAGAAACCCTTGACAGCCTTTATTACATCACACTCTCGCGACGCTATAACATACTGGTTATAAGGGTATCTATCAGTAAGCTCAACTATTTGTCGTTGAAAGGCATTTATATCTGAAGGGTCAATTTCATCAGCACCATCCATTAATATCTGGCATTTACCAGATGACATTAGTTCGTCCATTTTTCTATTAGTAAGATTTCTATCAAATGTACCAGCTGTCTTTACAATATAATCATTAAACAAATCGTTGTTTTCACTGAAGTCGCGAAGCTCAATCATAATAGGAAGAATCCCTGTATGCATATGATTTTGGATGGATTCAAGAAATAGATGCTGAAGCATCATTGATTTTCCAATTCCTCCGTTTGCAACGAGGATGACTTTCTTTGAGTATTCTGCTATTAAGTCTAGATTGGCATTCAGAATAGTTTTTTCTTGAGTCCTACTGTGCCTATTCTTCGTATCTGCAAGTCGACTGCTCAATATATTACAAACATAAATATCTTCTAACAAACGCTCTTCTCCATCTGAGAAGGGCGTTTCTGTTTTTTCATACTTTGATCTTGTTCTATCTGCATACTCAGGAAAAGAAATTATATGGGCGTCTGGCTTGTAATAACGCTCGACTATATCATCAGCATTACCATTTCCTTGGGCAATCGCATAAAACTGTTTAGCTAAAGCGTAGGCAAAAAGACGTTTATCTGGAGTTTCCCCTTCATTCAATTCAATTTTAAAGCTAACCATTATATTACGTAATACGCTATCGTTCAGGTCCCTTGTAACTTTATCGATAAAGCCCTCTTCGTTAAAGTTGGAGACAACTAATCCCCATATCACGTTTTCTGGACTACGTGTGTCATCAAACCATTTACCGTATGAGCTACTAGATGTCGGTAAGCGATCATAACAATCCTCAATCAAGGCAGCCTTCATGAAGTATTCAGGTATCTTTTCTTTGGATTTATGTCCAAGGATGCCGCTGGAGCTTCTACCCATATAAAATTTTGAGAAAAAATCTGTATATCTCACCCTTGCATCCCTCTCATATCAATTGATTTATATGTTTGTCCGAATTGTCGGAATAATGTCCTAATCAGTCCGAATAATGTCCAACCCCCTGTCGGTGATGGTAAGAATAAAATCTTCTAAAATTATCTTGTAAGGGAGGACATGATTTACAGCATTGTACAAGCAAGGCTGATCCTGTTGAACTTGATTTAGCCCTACTTAATTACGCTAGTTAATTTACAATCTCGCTAAAAACAACTTATCCATACTTAATCACATTTCATTATACAGTAGTAAGCGAAAGATTACAAGATAAGACCAAAAAAGATAAATCAAAGCGAGCAAATCAATATCCCCCCAGATAACCGACCTTAAGGTCCCAGGTAATCTCTCACAACTGAGGACAAACAGTCCGCAAGAGCCGCGGATTATTCGGCTCTGAAAATACATCAACATCGCTGAGATGGCCATTAAGCGGTGGAGGTTACATAGAGGTTTCGGGAGCGGTGATAAAGACCGTCTCTGAAGCGCCGATGTGCCACCACCTTAGTTTCGTGCGCTCATTTTCAGCGGAAACGGGTCTGTGTACATCGTATGCAGACCCTCTTTTTGTTTCCTCCACCGTCAACACTCGGCGGCAAATCAAAGGAGGAAACAAATATGAAAAATCAGGACAAGCAGTACAAAATCTACATCCGCAGCACCAAACAGTGGGTGCCCGTAACTGAAGAAATCTACCGCGAATACTACCGCCCCATCTGGCGCTTACAGAAAGAAGCACAAAAGAACGGTCAATGCGTATGTCCCAAGTCCAAGCTATGGATCTGCGACAGCGACTGTGCCACTTGCGAGTATCGTGCATCTGGAAACACTATCTCACTCGACGCACCGATGGAAAATGCTGACGGTGACGGGTTCAGCCTTATTGATACAATTGATGACCCGACCAGCAACTTTTCCGACATCCTTGTGGACAGGCTTCTGCTTGAACAGCTTCTCGACGAGTTGTCGGAGCGTGACCCTGAGGGCAAACGCATCTGCGAATTACTTATGGAGGGTAGCTCCAAGACGGAAATGGCAACTACCCTGCAGAACGAGTTCGGTGGCGACTGGTACAAGTCCAAGGTCGTCTACCGAGAAAAGCAGGTGCTCGACCAGCTTCGTAAACGTATATTAGGCCTCAAATAATCACACGGTTTTACCCTCTGCCAGAGCTTCATGGCAGAGGGCAAAAATATTTTTCAGATTTTTTGTACGATGGGCCTCCTTTTTTCCAGTGGGTAGTGAGGACAGAAAACAACAAGTCCCAGATTGGAGGAAGCCTTATGAACGACAAAAGACAAATGAACGACACCGACGAGGAACTGATCGACACTTTGCTTGCGATCAGTGTCGTGTCCAAGAGGCTGGCGAGAAATCTTTCTATCCTCGCCGCCCAAAGCAAACCCACGGAAGGAGGAAAAGCAGATGAGCAAAGTGAGCGAGATGTCCGCGACAATCGAAGAACTGCGCAGGTGTGCTGCTGCTATCAACGACGCAGCTAACTGGCTGGCAGAGCAGTTCAGCAACTTTGAGTCGAAGCCGGAAGCCGCACCTGCCGAGCCAGTGCTAACGCTGGAAGCGGTCAGGGCTGTTCTTGCAGACAAGTCCCGCGCGGGCTTCACTGCTCAGATTCGCTCTCTGCTCCAGAAGTACGGTGCCGACAAGCTGTCGGGCGTTGACCCGGCAAACTACAAGGCGCTACTTGCAGATGTGGAGGGATTGACCGATGCCACCTAAAGGACACGCTATTCTCTCCGCATCCAGCTCGGACCGCTGGCTGCACTGCCCACCGTCAGCTCGGCTCTGTGAGAGCTACGATGACAAGGGCAGTAATTATGCAGCCGAGGGTACTGATGCCCACGCGCTTTGTGAATTCAGGCTCCGTCAAGCACTAGGCATGGAAGCACCCGACCCAACCGAAAACCTAAAATGGTTCAACGAGGAAATGAGCGACTGCGCAACCGGTTATGCCGCTTATGTGCTCGAACAGGTGGAAGCAGCAAAGCAAACCTGCACCGATCCTATTGTTCTTATTGAACAGCGTGTAGACTTCTCACGCTGGGTAGAGTCCGGCTTCGGCACAGCCGACTGCATCATTATCGCAGACGGCACCTTGCAGATCATTGACTATAAGCATGGTCTGGGCGTGCTCGTAAGTGCAGAGGAAAACCCTCAGATGCAGTGTTACGCGCTCGGCGCTCTTGAGCTGTTTGATGGTATCTACGACATCAACTCGGTACGAATGACTATCTATCAACCCCGACGTGACAATGTCAGCACTTATGAAATCTCAAAAGACGAGCTTTACCGCTGGGCAGATGAGGTACTAAAACCCACTGCTGACCTTGCTTTCGCAGGTGGCGGCAACTTCCTATGCGGTGAGTGGTGTGGCTTCTGTAAAGCGAAACACGAATGCCGCGCCAGAGCAGATGCAATTATGGAGCTCGCTCGTTATGACTTTAAGCTCCCGCCGCTGCTGACTGATGAAGAAGTCGAGGAAATCCTCGTTCGCGCCGACGATCTTGTTTCGTGGGCGGCGGACATTAAGGAATACGCACTTCAGCAGGCAATCATCGGTAAAAA